ACCGGTTCCGGCTTTTGTCATTTTTCCTAACATAATAGAAGCACTACACCCATTTGTATAGTCTGTCTCCCCAAAAGCACCGGCTTTCATGAAATTATCAAGAGATTCTTCAAATGAAGCTTTAGCGACTGGTCCTGTTTGTTCTCTCTTAATACCATAACGAGACACAGAAAGAATGGTACCGAATTGTGTCATGATGTCGGATACTAACATGATGTGTCTAGCGTTAATATAAGACCCGTCTGAGGATACAACAAAAGTAAATTCATCAATTAAAAATTGTCGAGCGGCTTCTATACCCAAATTGTGGTAGATTTCCCACATATCATTGGATATTAATTCCGAAAAGTCAATATTACTTAACGACCCTAGTTCTTTGAAATTAGAACCATTCGTGACCGCGTACCAATTACCATCATCATCGTCTTGATAAAAAATATCTTTAATATCGTTGATACCAGAAATTTTAATCCCCAAAAGATTGGGAATGAGTACAGAATCACAAAACATTCCAACGTCAACATCGTCTTCTTCATATTTAAAAAATACGTCAACGACTCCCACTTTAAGAGGGGATACTACGCAACTTACATCGTCGAAGTTCTGCTCTATAGAACTAACTATATCTTTTGGTACAATTTGCCTCTTAAACAAATTTTCCCCGTTTAAGAAAAATCTCACTACATGGGAATATTCCGTTATATCTATATCATGGATGTCGCAATAAATATCATACCATATTTCTTCAGAAATCTCCTCCATAAGTTTTACATCACTAATAATGTCTTTTAGTGTTATATGAACCACTTTCTTTCCATTTTTTCGTGCTTCCGCTATATTTTGGGGTTGATCGGTAAATCTGATGGTACAATTTCTAGATTTTGGATGTTTTGTCGCATTTAGTAACTCTGTAAAACGCGGAACACCTGTTACGACTGTCGTGGATATTAAACCAGCTCTGTGAAAAGTATTCAACGTCATCTGTGTTTGACGCTCGCCGATACTCTGAGCTCCGATTATCCCAACCATTTCCCCCGGAGCAACTAAAGTGGTATGATATTGTTTTCTCACTTCTTTGATTATCATTGGGATAATGCTGGGATAAACTTTCACATTTTGTAGCTGTTCTCTAATTTGTTTTTTCAGGTTAGATTTAACTGAATTACCAATTGCTATGGGTAGATCTCGAAACCCTGTTATTTGATTACATATACTTTTAATTTCTACCGGTGTTAAATTACGTTTTTGCATCCTCTAATTTCATAGTTTTCCTCGTTTAAAAAGTCAATTTTGCATATTAAATGTCGATTTACCACGAATGTAAGTCTTCGCAAAACCTCAAAAATCTTATACAAAATATCAATGTAGTAGTAGTTAAATTAGGAGCAACATGGTGCGGACCATGTAAAGCTATCAAGCCAGAATTTGATTCTTTAGCAAAAAGAACAGTTGAAAATCTAAAACAATTGGGTGAAAACAGACCCAGTATTGTTTTTTTATCTATTGATATAGACGATATCTGTCTAGATAATGGTATGAAATGGGGTGATTATTTGAACTGTTCGGGGGTTCCTATGTTCCTTATTTTTTCCCACGGAAAAACCAAAAATACCTTCATGGGGGGTGACATGAATCCTATAATGGACTGTATAGACGAGTGCCTTCACCAATTTCTTAACACAACACCTATTAGTAGTGTATGAGTTAAACAGAAGGATAAAAAATATAAATGACATGTTGTAAATTTAAATGTAAGAGATTACTAATCATTCCAGGAATAACATGTTGGGTATTACCCTTTTGTGTAATAGAATTAAGAGTTTTGGCGTGGATAGCATTGTTATATTTTCTGGGTAGTTTTATGCTCTTAGTCAATTTTCCTTATTTCAGTACTATGTTACAATCTCGTCCTATTTATTATGAGGATCTAAGAATATCTGATGATACGGATACCCCAGATGACAGATTCAAACTGGTGTATGAAATGGTTATGATATTTTTTTTATCACTTTTGATAGGTGCTATGGCCGATTATGTGTACCTTAATGGTGACAATTTAAGTCCTATAGAATTTGTCGGTATAGTGGGGGGAAATTTGTCGGTATATCTTAGAATACAAAATGGAGTAGGAAAAATCTTGCTTAAATTGTGTTACTTTATCAAACATCGACAAGAATCAAGAGAATTAACAAATAATTAATTTATTCACGTGAATAAATGAATAATATCAATTTTGATCCTAATATCGATCAAATAGTTCCAATCGGATTTTATACAAATCCGGTTATGCATAGATGTAATTTGATATACCCAATTAAAAATGAGTCTGGGTGGGGGTTTCCCAAAAAATGGTTAACGCTTAACTTTGACAGAGTTTTTTACGTGTTTTCTCCATCAATCTTACCACTCCCACCATCAGTTCGTATGTATTATACTATTGTTAAATCTATACAACCGTACAATATCACTCGGATTAAAGAACTATCAGACCCCTACGACATCAAAGCATTGATAAATTTAAAATCTATAGAAGTACCAGATAACAAACATAAGATAGGAGTATTTTTCGGGGCATTCAGAAAACCTGTCAAAGACACTTTGCCCATGTATTCGTATGTTAAAAATACCACTGGTAGAAGTTTATACCTAAATCCTAAACGAAATTTACCGGGGAATTGGATATCAAAGTTTCATTTTGGCGAAAGAATAATTTCTCCTATCTTTTTCTTGGTAAAATCTCCTAAATTTAAGATAGAAAATAGTATGTGTTATCCAAGCGATACTGGATTCGGGATTGAAGAATGTGTTGAAAATTTAAAAACTACGAAAAATAATATCAACGAATTACATGACAGTAAAATTAATGTAATTCAATCATTATCAAGTAGTGATAATACAAAACCTAATAATACATGTTTAATCTTTACGATTATCGCTATTTGTGTTGGTATCCTGGGTGTCGGTGTTGTCCTTTTTTTCCGAGATAAAAATCTTTGATTGCCAATCTTCGCCGATAAATGTTTCGAGGGTCTTGATTTCATCTTCATCCAAATCATTTACTTCCAGGCCCGATTTTAGTCCAGATAAAATATAAGACAACGAGTCTTGGACAGGTTCTGGAATAGGTATGGTGTTGGATTCACCTGTTAAATAATTAATAGAACCATTCATTTGTTCCCCCACAGTCGTGTACTGTTCTAACTGTTCTTTACTCATATTGGATTTGGCGCGATCCCATCTAATATCATTCCATAGAGAAAGTTTAGACTCGTCGAGTTGACGACCCGTCGATATTATGTTTCCATTTTCATCTCTCATAGCTAATAAATAATTTCTCGGATCTATTGGGGTTCCGTCTGCTAAGTGAGTAGGTTGACCTTCTGGTATGATTGCTTGCATTTTAAATTTATTAATGTTTTTTTAAATTTAAAATTTAACCTTTTTCTCGTAAAGTTTTCCTATCATCCTGGAAGGGGGTGCTCTCATTATATAGTCGTCGATGTCATTATACTGAATCGAATTAAAAGATTTTCTGAAATCTTGAATATTCAAAGGACCTCCGAATTTATCTAACAATCTCCAATGGGGTGCTTGTTTTATGTTAATAGATTTTACTTTGAATATATCTTTATACATTGTGTATAATAGTGATTCTGAAAGTTTATAAAAATCTCGATCTCTAGAAGATTTTATGAATGATAAACAACAATTAAATGAGCAAAATATCCCATCAACTACAAAATAATTAGAATGATTATCTAAAATAGTGAATTGTGAGTTGTGTTTTCCCATCAAATTGTTTAGCATTTCTTTACGTTTTTTTGTTATGTTATCTGTAATTCTATATTCATCTTTAGTAATTTCCGAGTGATAAACTTTAGTGACTTTATTTGATAAATACATGACTGGACAACCTATCGGAGATGAATCAAAACAATGTTTACACCAAAAACATGCCACATTTGTGTTTCTAGGTAACATAGTACTTGTTAGAAGATCATTCATCGTTACTATACAAGAATGAGTTTGTTTAGATTCGTCCAGAAAGCAATATGTGTTTGTATCACTGTCTTTGGATGATGGTAGCTCATCTATAAGAGTTGTCATATTGGTAGAATCAATATTTTCTCCCACATTACTACTTATATTTGAAATCAAATCAAAATCATATTTAGCATGAACCAAGTTTGGGTCAATTTTTAGAATAAAAGTTGGTTTTTTCTTTCTTGTTGTCATTTTTGTTCTAATAAATTTTGGTTTAAAAATCATTTTATATTGAACAGAAATAAATGCCTGTATGTAAAAACAAGTTTTGGTTGGAAAATTATTCAGATTTGTTTTGTGAAATAGATATTATTCCCCTTACACATATGAGTTTAGCAAGGCAACTAAACGCCTTGAGTAGACTAGTATTCCTAATTACTTTGATAATAGCACCTTTTACTGGTCTTCAAAGTATTTATTTTTTCATAACGGGAATAGTTTTTATAATAATTCTTTTCTATTCACTAAGAAATATGGATTGTAAAGAAAATTACCAACCGTGTGCTTTTAACAGAACAGCTATTGCTAGTCAATCAAAAATACAAGATAATCAACGTCAGTCCCGTGGGGGTTTACAAGTTGAGTATTACAAGCCACAGTGTACTAAAACACAAAAAATGTGTAATGTAAATGCGGGGAGACCCGATAGAACTACGTTAGCCTGGGATGAAATCATACCAGGCCCAGAGTTTGTATCCGCAAATCAAGCATTAGTCGGGAAACCAGCTGCTAGAACTATGATACCCCCGATTAGTGTTCCTCCCCCTATGTCATCTGATTGGAAAGAGAATAGTTTTGTCGTAAGACCCGGAATTAATAGCGCTACCAACCAAGATTTAACGAGATCTGGATATTTAGTTTCCAAACAGGGATCTAACTGTACAGACGAAGAAGGGCAAAAATATTGTTGTGGGAAAGATATTAATATGGAACTAGTTAGGTCCACATATATCCCTGCTTTTGCCGGAGGGGCTGCTCCTAGAAATGATGTAGTTGAAGGTTTTGAAATAGAACAAAAACTACCCAACTCTACCACACCTGTAGGGTATTTAGATTCAAATTACGAATTTCCTTATCGACCATATGGTTCATGTGGTAAACCAGATCGTATCAAAAAGACAGAGTTATCTAAATCTTACTATTCAGGTGATGTTCTCATGGCTGATGGGTATTTTCCGGATCAAGTTTTAGATGATAATCTACCAAGTAATATTAGTTTTGGAGCATGTCCTAGAGATCCAGAATTCAAAGAATATAACAAACAAACATTTACATCAACGTTGCAACCGGGAGTTTACACAAGAAATCAAATACAAGAACCAATTAGTTCCAATATCGGTATTTCCTTTACTCAGCAATTTGAGCCGGTCACCTGTGATAAAGATTGTGATAGTGTAACTTTTATAGGTCATGATCCAAATATCATGGAAATACCTTATGAAAAACCAGAAGAACTGTTACCTTACGATAAACAAACTCATCTGTCTGATATTTATGATCCACGATTTACTGGATATGGTACTAGTTACAGATCTTATGTTGAACCCGTGACCGGC